AGATAACTGCGGCTGGCCTTGCTGCCGGGGCCATCCGCCTCCCGAGCCATCGCGGCCCGTTGATTGCGGATTGCCCGTTGCGCCCTGGCGACCTGCATCTGCTGCTGCCTGGCGCGAGGCGAATCGGCCGGCGCCTTGGGCACCGCAGCGGAGCGCCTGCGCTCCATGCCCCTGACCACGGCTGCAGCCGAGCTGGCCAATCTCCGCGTGCCTGCATCGGCGCCCCGAAGGTCGCCGCCGCGAGAGCGAGCGGCACTTCTGGCGGCCAGGTACGCCCGCTGCGCCGTGTTCGCGGGCTTTTTGGATGGCCGCTGTGGTTGCTGCCTAGCCGCCGCCGCCAGACTCCGCGCCACGCTGCCGCGCACGCCCCGGCCACCTTTGGCGATCGTGCCCGAGCGGAACCCAGCCGGCCGCATGGAAGCGATCTGCGTTGCACGGCGGTTCCCCTTGGCCGTCTTGAGCCTGCCGCCGCGCACCGTGGCCCCGTTCCGGCCGATCCCGCTGATCCGCCCGCTGTTGTCCCGGTTCAGCCGGTTGCCGGCCCTGGTGGCTGCCCGCCGGGTTGCTGGGGTGCTTCGCTTGGGGCCCCCGCCACCGGGCGAACTGGCGAACCGGCCGCGGTTGTCGCGGACGTAACTGGAGCGGCGACCTCGGGGCATGGCAGAACGGCGGTGGATCCTCTACGGCAGTTTTCCCGCCACGGCCCACGGTCAGATCGGCGCCGCTGCCCTGGTGCCAGTCTGGATTGGAATAGCTATCCTCGGGCCATGCCAGCCCCTGACCCTGCTGCCGGCTTCCTCCCTGCGGACCCCGCAGGGATGGAGCTCAGCGCCGCGCAGGCCTTCGAGGTGGAGCGCCATAGCCGCCTGCTGGACGAGATCAGCGACGTGCAGACCCTCCGCAACTTCGCGAAGCTCCTGCTGCAGTCCTGGTACGCCCAGAAGGCGGCCACGGCCTGGGCGATGCGCCAAGGGCTGCGGCAATGACCTGCGGGCTCGTGCGCCTGATCTGTGAGGGGCCCACCCCGCAGGGTCAAGACGGGCGCCCGCTGGTCGTTGACGTGCCTCCATGGCGCGTGGCCATCACGGTGGCGCTGCTGTGGATCAGGGGCTGGCGTGTTGTTTCCCGATGGCCCCTCTGATGAGCACCAACCCATCCGATCCCCAGTGGCTGGCCCCGGCCCGGCGGATCGTTGCCGAATTTGAAGGCTGCCGGCTCACCGCCTACCCCGACCCCGGCAGCGGCGGCGATCCCTGGACGGTTGGCTACGGCCACACCGGGCCCGATGTGACCCCCGGCTGCACGATCGGCCAGGCTCACGCCGACCACCTCCTGCGGACCGACTTGAACCGCGCTGCGTCGGATGTGTTCCGGCTGTTGCCGATGGCCGCAGGTTGGACCCCGAAGCGGCAGGCGGCCCTGATCTCGTTTGTGTTCAACGTGGGGGCCGGCGCCTTGGAGCGCTCCACCCTGCGGCGGCGGTTGCTGGCCGGCGAGGATCCGGCGGTAGTGGTGAAAGCGGAGCTGCCCCGCTGGAACAAGGCCGGCGACGAGGTGATGGAAGGCCTGTCCCGGCGTCGTGCCGCAGAGGTGGCCCTGTTCGGTGCGGGTGCTCCCGCCCCTGTCACGACAGCCACGCCACCACGCCCGCCTGGCGGCCCTGCCCCCGAGGGCCCGCCGACCTGGCCGCCGGGGATGGTGGGCCCCAAGCTCCGCCCCACCCTCAAGCCCGGTGATCACCACCTGATCGCCAACGACGTGAACGAGACCCTCACGGCCTGGACTCACGATGGGCGCCGGGTGTGGCGGATCCCCTGCCTCTGCCGGGGGCAGGGCAGGGAGGCCGAGTGGAACCGCACCGGCACCGACACCCCACCGGGGCTCTACCGGATCGGCAAGGTCCACCGGGACTATGAGCAGGATCGGGCCGCGAACTTCACCCCCGACCGCCGGGCCTACGGCTGGTATTCGTTTGACCTGGAGGGGCTGGAGGGGCAGGAGGGGCCCACCAGCAAGCCGTACCGGGACGGGATCATGGTTCATGGCGGCGGATCGGCCTGCGGCTGGCCGGGGGCCTGGAGTCCACGGCAGGCGCTCCACCCGACACGGGGCTGCATCCGCCTCCACAACCAGGATCTGCGCGATCGGATCCTGCCCCTGCTGGGTCTGGGAACGGTCTGGATCAGCGTGCTGCAGGAGGCCGCATGAGCGCGGTCCTGGATCTCGTGCGTCAGCAGCTTGACGCCCTGCAGCAGGAGATGGAGGCCATGACTGCCGAGGCGGCCGAAGTGGCAGCGATCAGGCAGAGCTGCGCTGAGGCCATGGAAACGGCCTACGGCGATGCAGCACGGCGCAGCGAGGCCGATCGAGAGGAGGCGATCAGGCAGGGCAGGGAGCTGGAGCGACAGCGAACCCTGCTGCTGATTTCGCTGGTGAGCGAAGGCGTCAAGGAAGGCGGCAGCAACGCCATCGCCTTGGCCACGCTCCGCCGGATGATCGTGGGGGATCCCGATGCCGCTTGATCACGTCGTTGTGGATCTGATCGCCCAGCCGCCGGTGTTCCGGTGCGAGCACTGCGGAGCCACGGAGATCCTCCCCATGCCGGTGCCGCTGCGGGGCCTGGATGCTCGCGGGCGGCGGTTCGGCGACCAGCACCGGGGCTGCCGGGCCACGGGGGAGGGCGGTTCGTGAGCCTTCCGCCCGACATTCCCCGCTGCCCCGGCGTGGGTGAGCAGGAAGACGGCGAGTGGTACTGGCGCGAGGGCTGCGACGACTGCGCCCGGCGCACCTCGCCAGGCCCGCGTACGCTCACCCCGCCGCCGATCGTGGTCTTTGAGTGCGAGGCGCGGCTGACGGCGGCCGATGCCCGGCTGATCTGGCAGGGCCGCAAGGGATAGGCGGACTGGGGCGCCCATCGGCACACCCCAGCCCTCCCCCGCGGTCACCAGGTTGGCTGCCCCGTCCGTGCCATCAGGGCCCGACGCCAGGCCAGCGCCTCCCCTTCCACTTTGGCCACGGCCGGCAGGGGGTCGCAGGACAGGAGGAGGTGCTGAGCGATGCCCCGAATCAGATCGTTGGCCTCGGGGTCGCCGATCCACCGCTGAGCGATCAGGGCCGGGAGCATGCTGGCCGCGAGCTGGAGCGGATCCTGGTTGGGACCGCGAGGCGCTGGGGCCCGTCGCGGCGCGGGCGGCTGGGGAGCAGGAGCAGGGATCGCCACGCCCATGGCCTCCAGAAACCAGCCATCCATCCACACCGCGAAGGATGGGCTGATCCAGCGGGCGAGGTCCACGGCGAGGCGCGGGTGGATCCACGTGCCCCGGAGGTGGTTCGGGCCGGTGGCGATGGAGGTCACCAACAGGTCGGCCGGAATCCCGGCAGACCCCGAAAGGGCTTGCAGATACTCAAAGGTGCGGGCATTGCTGGCGTAGTGGTTCCACCGCTTCCCGCCCGCCCGGCACATGGCCGTGGCGTTCACAAAGCCATCCGCCTGGCGGCGCTGGATTGCGCAGCCGTTCCACTCGCGGGCCTCGATGCCGACCGACAGCAGAGCTGGGCCGCAGTTCGCGTTGTTCATTGGTTGTCCCGCTCGGGGCGGGCGGCTAGGGGCCCTGACATGCCTGCCAAGGTGCTCAAAGCGTAGGTCTACCCGGCCGCGTTTTGTCAAGCAATGTTTACGCCGGGCCGTTGCATGGGGTTTCAGGAGGGCCCTAGCGAACCCTCCACCCCCGCCCTAATTCCCAGTCAGGGACTGGTGTTGTATTCAGGCCGACCCGGACCCTTGGAGGTTACCCCAGCCGGGCCGGTGCAAATCCTGATGCTGTGATGGCGCAGCGTGCTTGTCTTGACCAAAACGCATGCCCCCCCTGAAACCCATTCTTAACCCTAGCCCTTGTCCGTATCCAGACACGGTGGCTAAGGTAGGTGTGGCATTGCAATCCGCGCTGCCTTCGGTCCCAACATGGACTTTGCCTTTTTCCGGTTTATCACTCAGATGGACCGCAACATCCGCCTTCTCATTACCAAAATGTCTACCCTTTCCAGCCGCGTAGCCTCAGTTGTCCAGTTCCTGCAGTCCGAGCAGTCCAAGCTGAAGGCCGAGCTGGCCGCCACCAAGGAGGCTCTGGCCGCTGCCCTCGCTGACGACTCTGCCGATGATGAAGCCATCGCCGCAGCCCAGGCCGACGCCGCCGCTGCCCGCGAAGCCGCCGACGCTGCCGCCGCCCAGGTGGTCGAGCTGCAAGGCCTGGCCGCCGAGGATGCCGCCGAGGACGCCGCCATCACGGCGATCCTGGATTCCGTGGCAATCCCCGAGCCCGAGGTGATCGAGCCTGCGCCCGAAGCACCAGCCGAGCCCGAGGCGCCTGCCTCTGAGCCCGAGCCTGAGGCGGCAGCGCCCGATGCCGAGTTCGCCGAACTCTGATCATCACAGTCGAAGCCCTGGGCAGCGTCCCTGTCCTGATCTACACTGCTGCCGGGAGAACTTCAAAGCGATGCCCAGGGGTTGGACTCCCTGGGCTTTTTCGTGCTCACTCATCCCCCACCGGCTGGCCCTGGCTGATCAGCAGCGCCCGGTAGGCCTCCATCAGGCGATGCACGCTGCGGTTCACCAGGCAGGAGCCGCCGGAGCAGATGCGCCATAGGCGCTGGCCCGGTCGGCTGTCTGCGGTCACGACATGAAGCAGGCCGTCGACATCCACCACCGTCAGGTGTTGTCAAAGATGGTGTAGACGCTGCCCAGTACGTTGAGGCTGGCGCCGTACTTCACCAGGGCCCCTGCGTCGCCCTCTTCCTGCTTGGAGGAGATCCGGCCATAGCAGAGCTTCTTCTCAACAGTGCCGCCGGGGCCGACACGCAGGTACTTCACCGCCAGCTTCTCGGCCACGCTATAGGCCCGCAGCAGTTCCATGATCTTGTGATCTACCGCACGATGCACCGTCATACCCTTAAAGGCGATGCTGTGGGTATCATTGATCCCGATCGAAATTGAGGATCCACGGGTAACCTGATCGTGTGTGATCACGCTCTCATCAGCAGTCTGCGTCGAGAGGGGAGCGCCGGTGACGTTGAGGAGCTGGATCGGCTTGCCGGTGCCGTTCAGGTTGTAAACACCAGTGGTGACGGTGCCGGTATCAACCGCGCTTGTGATGTTGCTGGCGGTCAAGGCGTAGGTGAAGGTGGTTGTGCTGGGCGCCGTTGCCACGGTGAAAGTGCCATTCACGGCGGTGGCAGTGGTGGCGGCCACCTTTGCCTGATCGCCAGTGGCTAGTCCATGGGCGGCGCTGGTGGTGATCGTCACCACGTTGTTGGCGAGCGCCACGTTGGTGATGGTCCGAGTGGCGGAGTTGATCAGGATTTCAAAGGTGGACCCTGTGCCGCTGGCGGTCATGGTGGCGGGGCCGGAGATCGCGTTGGCGGCATTCAGCCAGGCGTTGAGCTGCGCCCCATTGCTCGCCGCTGCCGTGGCGGCATCCTCCAGGGTGATGGAGTCCATCCGCATCGGCACGATGTAGTGCGCAATGTCGAGCGCGGCGGCGTAGCTGATGTTTGTGGTGGTCATGGCAGGGGGGTTTCTGCCGTCAGTTTTCCCGGCTGCTCATGGCCAGCACTGCGCCGGCCTGCGCCGCGGCGAACGCTCGCCCCTGCACCGCATCGGCCGGCACCCGCAGGACCGCCACCTCGCCGGCCTCTGATGCGAACTCCCGAGCTTGCCCCGCGGCGCTGACCTGCGCCACGAGGAACCCGCCCCAGTGGCCTGCATCCACCCGGTAGGGGGCCAGCAGGATCGCATCCTCAGCCGCCCAGCACAGCCGCGGCGGTGGGGTGACACCACGGCCCTGTGCCTCCAGATCGGCCAGCCATGGGCCGTCCAGCACGAACCCCGGCAGCAGGTTGCGCTCCAGCAGCTCCAGCAGGGCGGCGCCGGCCTCGCTGGGGGGGCGCGGCTTCTCGGCCACGTCTGCCCAGAAGCAGAACTCCCGCAGGCTGTAGGGCTCGGGCCGGGCCTCGCGGTTGCGGTTGGCCTCGGCGAGGATCAGGGCAACTTGGGCAATGCCCTTCTCTTCCCTGTGGAGCCGGTCCCGTTCGGCGCGGTGCCCTTCCTGGAGCGCCTGGAGGACGTAGCCGCCGGGGAGCTTCCCAAAGCGCTCACGGGAGAACTCGGGGGCTCCGGGCCAGAGCCTGCGGCAATCCCAGAAAGCCCGGGCCCAGTCGGGTCGGTCGCAGTCAAGTTGCTGACCTCCTGCAACTTTCCCAATGCTTCCTCCAGCGCTCGCATCTGCGCCGCGGGATCCTGTTGCTGCCCGGCGCCGGCCAGCTCCTCTTCCTGCTCAAAGGCGTAGAGGGTGCTCAGCAGGGGGGCCGGGAGGCGAAGGGTCTGCTCATCGGTCCAGGCCGGCTTGATCCGGTTCAGGATCACGGACACGGACCGAATCACGACACGGTTGGTGATGGCCCTGGCTTGCTCCAAGAAGGGGCCGATGATCCTGGCGTGGAGCACCTGCACAGCCTGCTCCTCGGGGCTCAGGCGGCCGATGCTGGCGCCCTGCTCTTGGGCCAGCAGGCGGGTGAGCAGGCCGTAGCAGCGGTGGGCGGTGAACTCCTCGGACTGCACCGCCTGGCAAAGCTCCACAGCAGCAGCGGTGATCAGGCGGTAGAGGGCGTTCTGCGGATCGATCGCCCGGATCCCCTGCAGCTCGGTCACGGTGAGGTAGCCCAGCCGGGGGAGCACTAGCTCACCGCCGTTCCAGGCGATCGTTTCGGTGGTGTGCTCGGGGGCCTCGGGCAGGGTCTCCCACGGCAGAAGGTCAAAGCTCATTTGAGGTTGCGCCAGGCTTGGATGAATGATGCCCGAAATTGCTCGCGGTAGTCATAGGGCTCAATGCCGGGAATCCTGATGGTCCCCAGAACCGCCGATGTCCAGGGCCTGGCGGGCAGGTTGACGAGGGGCCGGGTCTTGTCGCCCCATGGGTGGATGTCGGCGCCGTAGTGCACCGCTGTGGCATAGCCCACGGCCCACCGGAAGGTGCAGAGGTTGCCCGAGACCTCAAAGCTGTTGGAAGCCCGCAGGGTGCCTAGGTCCACGATGTTGCGGGGGCTGGTGACTGCGATCCCCTTGGTGCGGCTGCCGTCGCGCCGGTAGGTGCCGCCGCGGTAGGTGGTGCGGGGCCAGTCCCACGCCTTGGTGCCCAGGGCATCCTGAAAGGCGCTGTTCAGCTCTGGGAACACGATTCGCGCCGCTGCTTCAGAGGCTCGCTGCGCACGGGTCAGGGTGGCCGGGTTGACGCGCACCGTTGCCCTGGTGGCCAGCCTCATCGCCCTGCCGCAAAGGTACCGGTGAACTCGTCGCCGGCGGCGGCCCGCACGATCGCATCAATCCCGCCGGTGCCCGAGAGGGTGGCGATCGTGACCCAGCCGCGCTCCCCCTCGGTCGTGGTCGGCAGGGCGGCCAGGTTGCCCATGAAGGCCTCCAGCTTCTCGCCGCGGGGTAGGCCCGTGGGCCTGAGGCCGGTATCAGTCCAGCTCCAGGCGGTCCCGGCGTCCAACCACGAGGCACCCGAGGGCACCACCGCCCAGCGGGTCAGGTTGCCCTCAATGCTGCCCGAGCCGATGGAGCGCCCGCCGCTCTCCTGCTCCCCTCCAGGGCCCGACACCTCCGCGAAGGCTTCAATCACCACCAGATCAGTGGCCCGCTGCAGCCCCTCCCGCAGGCTGGTCGCGGCAGCCGTGGGGCGCCGCCAGAGGAGGCGGAGGCTGGCATAGGGGGCGTAGGGGGTGGGCATGAGTTAGCGGCGGCCTCTCGCGGCGTAGTCACGCGCAATGCGAGCATTCAGCCCTGCGGTGGTCCGTGAATTGAGCCGTTGCTCCTGTCTTTTCAACTCGGCCTTGGATGGTGGCTTTTGCATGTCAAAGGCCCGTTGCCTTGCCGCCTTTGCCGCACGCACGGCCCTGGCCTCGATCTGACGATCCCTGACGCCTGTGCGGGCGGCCCGAGACATGCGACGACCCACCGACTCAATTCGTGTTGCCTGCGTCAGTAAGTCGTCTGCTGTTTTCGGTTTCTTGGATGACTTGGACCGCTGAATCTGAACAGGGGTCTCGCCGCGCTGGGCTCTTGGGCTGATAATCCAGCCCTCTTGGCTTCCTTGAGTGTGCCTTTGCGCAGTGAAGTTACCTCCGCTAACTTCTGACTTAAATGCGCCTAGCCCTAGCTTATTTCGCTTTGCAGGGGTTAAGGATGAACCGGGGATAAAGTATCCGGTCTGTCCTCTCCCGCGATCAAATGGAACCGCTCCCCGAAGACGGCTCAAGGAAGACCACTCTTTGCCGTTGATCTTTGGCGCTGACGGTGACTTGGTCTTGGCGGGCTTGGCCGCCTCGGCACTGGGCTTTCGGCGCTTCACCTTGCCGCCGCTAGGGGGTGTCCACTTGCCCATCCATACCTCTCCTTTCCCGATCACGCGCTCTTTTTTGATCCAGCGATCTGGCTTCAACCCCTTCGGCTTCACCACCGTCCCCGCCGGCCGTGCGGCCTCCATCCGGGGCCCGGCGCCCTTGGGGCTGGGCTTGCGAGCGACGGCCATTTTCTCGCCCCCAAGGCCCACGAGGATCCGGTAGGCGCGGGCGGCGGTCTGGAGGGTCTTCTGCGCCTTGTCGGCGGCGGCTTGATTCTTAGGCGAGCGCCGCCGGTTGAGGCGCTGCTGCGCCTCTAGGGCCGCCTTCTGGGCCCGGTTGTAGTTGGTGGTTGCCCTGGCGGCCCGTGCGCCGGAGGCGGCTGCCTTGGCCTTTCTGGCGGCGATGGCGCCGGGCTTGAGGTTGCGGGGTTTGGCGAGGGTGCCGGAGGGGCGGGCTGCCTTCGCACGCCTGGCAGGAGGCGCCGGGACCGTGCCGGTCAGAACCTGCTGGGAGGTGGCCGGCTTCAGGCCACGACGAGCGCCCCGCTCCCGTTGGATGCGGCGACTGAGGGCCCGCCGGTTGTCCTTGAGGCCTTGCTTTGCCTCGGCTGCGTTGGCGCTTCCTGGCTTGGCGCTGCTGAGCCGTCGCCGGGCCCCTCTCACCGCGCCCACGTACTCGCTGATCTTGCCGCGGTCAGGCGCCGGCCCTGGCCGCATTGCCGGGCGGTTGGGGCGGATCACCCGCACTGATGACCTGGGCGCCACCACCGGCTTGGCCGCAACCTTCCGCCCTCCCCGGATCACCCCTGCCGGCCCCTTGCCAGCCATCCGCACCGTGGAGGCCGCTCGCACCTTCCCGAGCCGGTTTGCGCCCCTGGTGACCGCTCCCTTCTGCGCTCGCAGGCTGAGCGATCCCTGCAAACTGCGATCAGCCGGGTTCTTGCCAGCGAGCTTGGCGCGGCTGCGGCGAAGGCTCCCACGGGCCCCGAGGGTGCCGCCGGTGACCTTGGGCAGGGCCTTGCGCATCGCCGCCCGCCTGGTGGCCGGCGTGCTGCGCTTGGGCGGTCCGCCGCCGGGAGTCGAGGCAAAGCGCCCGCTGTTGTCGCGCACGTAGCTGGTGCGTCTGCCTCTGCCGCCGCGGGCCATGGGATCGGGGTCTACTGCCTCAGTTTTCCCGTGGCCCTGGGGCTGCCGTGCTCAGCGCTT